GACGCCTGTGTCGTCGCTGGCCTCGTGTGGCCCCTTACCGTGATGGTCCTCGTCTACCTGTGGTGGACCGATAACCCCCCTAAGCCCCCACCACCTCCTCCGGCCGCACCAGGATCTCCACCTCCCGGACCACCGGGATCGTCCCAGCGTCGAAGCTGAAGCCCGCCCGCTGCCCGGACTTGACCAGCGCCCAGTCCTCGTCCTCGGGGTAGTGCATGGTCGCCACCGCGGCGTCCGCGGGGAAGAGGGGCGACTGCACCCGGTCGTCGTTGACGAAGATCTCCACCAGCCGGCGGTTGTGCGGCAGCCGGTCGTGGTTGTCGTCGTGGCCGGCGATCAGCTCCTGGAGCATGAAGCTGCGGGCCAGCGTGAGGACGTCTTCGGCCGTGAGGGCTTCGCCGTCGGTGTCGAGGCTGTCAGACGTCCCGTCGAACGCCTTGGCCAGCACCCCGGTGGCCTCCCGGCGCTCGTCGTTGAGCTTGAGGGAGAGGGTGAAGCCCGGAGGGGGCGCCGCGGCCTTGGCCACGACCACCTTGGGCGCCAGCGGGAAGACGTAGTCCTCGGGGTACCCCCACACCTCGACCACCCCGGCCCGGAACGAACCCTCCGGCACGGGGCCCGGGTACTCGCGCTCGTCCAGGATCGCCAGGGTGGCGTGCGCCTTGAAGCCCTCCCCGACGTGGGCGACGTCGATGTCGAGATCTTCGGCCACCTCCCGCAGCCGGCCGTGTAGCTCGGCCATCGGTGCCGAGTCCACCACCGCCTTGTGGGCCACCTCCTGGCCGGCATGCTCGCCGGTGGAGGTGAACCAGGAGACGCCCTCGGCCAGCTCGACGTCGAACGCTGCGGTGGAGAGGACCTCCGCCGCCACCCCCACCAGGAACTCGGAGCGCTTGTCGTCGGGGACCTCGCCGACGAACAGCAGGGTGAAGTGGGGAGGGGAGCCCTCGTCGTGCTCCGGCCACTGCGCCGCCAGCGGCTCCGGGATGCGGAGCATGACGGTGACCTTGCTCCCTGGCGCCGGGCTCGTGCCCTGGAACTTGGCGGCGTCTTCGGCCTTGATCTCCCCCATGGCGACCCCCTGGGCGATGGCCTTCTGCTTGGCGTCTGGACCGACGTAGCAGGTCCCCGACTCGCCGTACTTCCAACCGTCGGCCCCGTCCTTCTGGCATCCCATGAGCGGCATCTACAGTCCCTCCAGCGCCATCGACACGCCGGTCGCCCGGTCGGCCGCGAGTCGAGCCGCCACGTCCCCGGCTCCCATCTCCTCCACCGCCCAGATCAGCCCCGCCTCGTCCAGCTCGGCACGGACCCCTGCGGACTCGTCCCAGAACCCCATGCGCCGCCCCACCTTCGCGTCCGGGAACGTCCCCACCACCGCGGATCTCGTCGCCACTGCCTGGCGCGCCTTCGCCACCTGCGCCGTCGACAGGTCCGCGTCGATGGCGGCCGTGAGCGCCGGCGGGTTCGTCGTGATCGGCTTGAGCTTGTTCGCCAGCTCCCGCTCCGAGTAGGCGCCCCACGCTCCGGTCGTCTCGGGGGCGGCCTGGGGGCCGGCGGTCTGGTTCACGGTCCCCTCGGAGACGAAGATATCCAGGCTCGATCTGCATCTCCCGTGTGCGGGGGGTATGATCGCACCCTCCGCCTCGAGCTGCTCCGTGGCCTTGCCCTGCAACGAAGACGCCGGCACCCAGGGCATGATCTCCTTCGCCGCCTCAGGCGAGTCGGCCTCCAGCATGCGGTCCCGCAGCTCGGTGAGCACCTCGACGCGGTAGACACGGCCATCCAGCTCCCGGCAGATCCGGGAGGTGACCTGGTCCAGGACCGAGATGTACTGCGCCGAGGCGATGTTCGCCTGCTCAAAGCTGGCGATGGCGCCGAACGTCCTGGCCCGCGTGGTAGCACTCGAAGCCACCACCTCGAAGTACCCCCGCGGCTTCTTCCCCAGGAGCTCCGGGGGGAGCTGCTCTCGGAGCGCCTGCGCCGCGGCCCTCGTCCCCAGCCCCTGCTCGACGGCGACGTCGCTCACGACCGTCGCCACCCGCTTGCCAATCACCCGGTCGTAGGCGTTATCGACCCAGTAGACGGTGTCCTTGTCCAGCCACTCCTTGGCCGCCACGTCCACCACGTCGAAGCTGGCCGCCTCCGAGATGGCCCCCGACCGCATGACCGCCACCCGCTCGGTGTCGTAGGCGACGCCGACCTTGTCGGAGACCAGGGGCTCCAGCACCTTCCCGATGCCCTTGAACTCCTCACCGAGGGCGGCGACCACCGCGTCGACGTCCCCTCCCGCCGCCTCCAGCACGTCGTCGAGACCTGCCAGCGCCTCCCGGGCTCGTGGGGTCCACTCGGCCATGATGCCGACGGTGAGCTCGCCCTCGAGGTCCAGCGCCACCCCGAGCCGCTCCTGGATCGCTGCGAGCTGCTCGTCGGTGATCTTGAGGGCATCGCGGATCGGGCGCCCGTGGCCAAGGGCGGCGAGGCAGGCGTCGACCTCGGGGAGGGCGGGGTGGACGGCGGTCACGCCTCCCGGGCCTCCAGGTACCGCCGCAGCCCCTTGAGCGCCACGACCAGGTCGTCATCGTCCGGAGCGGCCGCCTTCTCGGCGCCAGCACCCTCCTCGCCCCCGGGCGTCTCCTCGACGTCTTCCTCCACCTCCGGCGCCAGCCCGAACTGCCCGAGCGCCTTCGTCTCCTCCAGGGTCACGGCGAACGGCGCGTCCCCCCAGCTCTCGGCGATGGGGTCGATCTCCTCCCCGATGGTCTCCCCCAGGCGCTCCCGGTGGAGGTTCGGCGTCATCGCCCCGCCCCGCTCCGCGGCGTCCACCGCCTTGCTCCGGTCCTCCGGGCTGACGAGCTTGCGGGCCTTCGTCTGGTAGCGCCACCACTTGATCCGCAGGGACGCCACCAGGGTGACGTTGATCAGCGCGTCCCACCGATCCCGCTCGGGACCGACCACCGACTTGTCCTCCATGACGAGGGCGGCCTGGGCCGAAGCGAAGCTGTCGTCCTCCGACAGCCCCACCGACTGGCTGGAGAGGCGCCGGGCGCTCCGGAGCTTCTTGCGCCCCTGCTCGTCGAAGTCGACGAAGAGGCCGTCATCGGGGAGCACCTGAATCTGGTGGACGTTCAAGGCCGGCTTCGCCTGCTTGCCCCCGTCCACCATGGGGTCGCCGGACGGGTGGGGCTGCGTCTCCACCAGCATCATGCGGAAATGCGCGGACGGATCCTGCCCCCGGTTCTTCTCCGCCGTCTCCAGCGCCCGGTCGAAGTCCCCCACCGAGGTGTTCGTCCCCTCCGACGTGAGGAACACCCTGGGGATCGTCGGGTCCTCGATCCCGTGCCGGTTCGCCGACGCCGCGCTCGTCAGCGCCTGATCCGTCTCCTGGACGCCGAACCACCACGGCCGGCCGTACGGCTCCCACAGGGGATGGTAGTACCGGTCGACGATCAGCTCGTTCGCCCAGCACTCGGGAGGGTAGAGTAGGTCCCCCTTGTGGTCCCTCGCCGTCGGGTCGGGGAAGTCGCCGGTCAGGTAGTTGCCGATGACCTTCCCGTCCCGGCAGTCGATGATCCTCGGGTCGCCGAACTGCCGGAAGTACCGCACCCCCTCCCCGATGTTTGGGATCGTGGTCTCGGCGTACTCACGCCCGATGTTCGACGCGAAGCTTGAGGTCCTGGCATGGGCGATCAGCCGGAAGCGCCGCCACGCTGGCATCGGGACGTAGCTCGGCGTCCCGGGGTCGTCCTCCTCCGTGTGCTCCGGGTCCTCGTCCTCCTCGTACAGCCAGTCCGTCACGTACAGCGGATCCGACGACTCGCAGTAGCGCAGGGTGTTGCCCTCGATGTGCTGGACGCCCACGATGGGCCCGAGGGGATCCCGCTCCGCACCCCAGCCCGGCGCCTTGATCGTCCCGTCCTCGTTGCGCGTCCCTTCGGCCTGCTGCTGCCAGTCGTCGCCGGCTTTCTCCCACCCCTCCGGGGGAAGCCGGAGCACCTGGAGAGCCCGCCACCCCATGGGCTCGAGGTCCGTCCGGGTCTGCGCCGTCGTCGCGTTCCACGACACCGGGCGGCTGGCGTGACGGAAGAAGCGGCGCAGGTTGCGCCGCTCGACAGCCATCTCCGCCTTGAGCTGCGGCGACGTCCCGTCCTCGTCCTCCTCATCCGCCTTGAACTTGCGCACCGGGACGAACTCGTGCCCCTGCTCCTCCACCGCGGACGACATGGCGTCCCCGAGCTGCGGCAGGATGCACGACGCCGAGTGTGCCGTTGCCAGGTCGTCCAGGTCGACCGGCGGCGGGATGGGGAGCTCGTACAGCCGCTCGCCGCGGTCCCCCTCGGCCATGAGCCGCGAGAACAGCGGGTCCTGCGGCTGCATCTGCGAGAACGGGACGAGGATCTTGTCCCCGCGGCCCGGAGAACGCGGGGCGCCGTCCCCACCGAAGGTGAACCCCTTGACCGTCACCTGGCTACCCGACACGACGGACCCCGATGGGCCTGGTGGGGATGACCCGCTGCCCTGTTGGGCCTTGCGGCTCTCGAGCTGGGGCGGGTGTCGGCGGCTGCTGCGGTCTGCCACTGGGCTGCTCCTCCCGCTGGGCCGCCTGTCGGAGGGCGGCGTCGTAGACCCTCAGCATACGGCGAATCACCACCTCTGTGAACCAGAGGGCCAGGACCATGTCGTCGTGCGCCTCGGAGCCGAGCCCCCACAGCTCGTTCTCCAGCGTCTGCACCAGCTCCCGCTGCCGGACCGACTCCGGGTCGTCACCGACCGGCCACGGCGTGTGGTACTGGCCGCCCTCGAACAGCGCCGACAAGATCGGGATCCCCTCGTAGGGGTCGGCCTTCTCGGTGCCCGTGTTGATCCCGACCACGCTGAGGTCGGTCTGCTCCTGGAAACCGAGCTCGTAGAGCTGCCGCTGCAGCCCCACGGTCTCCACCGCCAGGCGGTGGCGCGGACACTCCACCGGGTCCGGGTAGGTGACCCGCACCTCGTCGGCGATGGCGTCGATGTACTGCTGTGACGTGCGCCCGCGGTCCCGGTAGATGCGCAGGATGTGGCGGTGGCGGGTCTCGGGGTGGACGGCGACGGTGATGCACACCGTGTAGTTGGAGTCCCGCTCCTCCGCGCTCTTCTTGTCGTGGACCCACCCGAAGTCGCACCCCGGGACCATGACGAGGGGAGGTACCCCGCCCAGCGTCGCCTTCGCCGCCTCGTAGCTCTCGGCGAAGGCGCGGCCGCGGTCGCGGCCACCGCGGAGCCATGTCATCTGGAAGAGGGTCGTCTCGTCGCTGATCGGGTCATTTTGGTACTCGCAGGCGAAGGCGATTGCACCCACCCCCGTCTTGGCCGACCGCTGTGCCAGCAGCGCGGGCACCGGCCACCGAGAGGGCCAGAGAGCCCACAACTTCCCGTTGGCGTCCTTGTTGAGTGCCTTGTAGCGCCGCTTGCGCCACCCCGGGAAGTGCTCGTCCTCGTCCACCAGACGGGCCAGGAGGGCGTCGTAGTGGAGGATGGTCCCGGCGATGAACAGGACGCCCCGCAGGTTGTCGAGCGCCGGCATGAGGACCCGGGTCAGCCACGTGCGCCCCTTGCGCCGCTGGAGCTCCGTCTCGACGTTGACCGTGTCCTCGATATCATCACCGAGGGCGAGGTCGGGGCGCAGCTCCCCGTGCTTGACCCCCCGAATCCGGTTGAGGATCCCGTACGCCTTGAGGCGGATCCCCGTGGACGTGACACCGTCCTTGTTCGTCCACTTGATCTTGCCCGGGCGCAGTTCGGGGAAGTCAGCGTGCAGACGGTCGTTGCTCTCGACGTGGCCCATGACCACGCTGAGGCGGTCCATGCTCTGCTCCTGGATCGACGAACAGAACAGGATGAAGTTGCGCAGCCCATACGCCACGCACCACAGGACGAGCCCCTCCAGCAACGAAGTCTTGCCGTGCAAGCGTGGGCACACGGCGACCTCGCAGTGCGGCACCTCCCCGGCTGCCTGCTCAAGGAGCGCCTCCAGCTCCTCCTCGGTGTAGTCCTCCCCGTCGTCGGGCTCCGTATCGACCTCCCGCCAGTCCTCCTCGACGAGCCGAAGTGCAGGGCCGACGCGCTCCTCCTTCGCCAGCGACGCCTCGATCAGCTCCTTGAAGTCGTCGATCAGGTCGAGCTGGAAGCGGCCGAACTTCAGCCGGAAGGCCTTGGGCAGGTACCACCGCAGGAACCACGCGGGATCCCGGCGTCCCCGGGCCTTGCGCGCTTCCCTCTCCCGCTCCTCGTGCTGCGCCTGCTCCTGTCGACGCCGCTCGGCGTCCTCCCGGAAGGCCGCCGCCAGCCGCTGCTTGTCCTCCTCCGGGAGGGCGTCGACCGCTGCCCGCAGGTCGGCCTGGACGTCGGGGGGGGAGGGCACCTAGCGGGGGCTCGCAGGCATGATCTTTTTTCGCCCGATGTGCGCTTTTCCCTTGACCAGGCCAGCGTGGGTTGTTACACTATGGGCATAGTCAAGGACGCGACAACGCGAGGCAATACGATGAACAACCGCTACCCAGGAACCTGCAGCGAGTGCGGCGGCTACGTGGCCGCCAACGAAGGCGAGTGCTACCGCAGCAACGGCCGCTGGGCCGTCCGACACACCGAGTGTCCCGCTATCGAAACCTGCACCCACGACCACGCCCCGACCGTGCGGGCCAACCGCCGCGCCGAGTGCTGCTACGAGTGCGGTCACCTCTGCCAGCCCGGCGAGGGCGAGACGTGGAAGTGCCTCGGCTCCAGCTCCAACCACTTCGAGTGCGAGGACGCGAGCCACGACGGGGGGCGCTGGCACGTGTCCTGCCTGGACCAGGACGCCTGCAAGGGCCGTCAGGAGGAGCGGAGGCTGGCGGCGCCCAAGGCCCAGGAAGTGCAGAGGGCCGAGGCCGCCGTGACGCTGCTCGGCCGAGACCTCACCGCCATCGCCTACCGGGCGATCAAGGACGAGCGCACCGCCGGGCTGACCGAGACGACCACCACCCCCGACGACGCCGGAGACGAGGTCGAGAAGGTGGACCGGCTCGCCAGCAACTTCGGCCCCGACGGCCGGCTCGGCTGGGCCACGCTCGACGAGTACCGCCTCGCTGACGGCACGACCGCCTACTACGAGTACTACGGCAACGCCGAGAAGTGGTACGTCCCCGCCGAGAGCGCCACCCGCTGGACGCTGGCGACGGCCAAGGTCCGCGGCATCACGCCCGACAAGGCGCAGGCGTGGCTCCGGCACTACCAGGGCTGCTACGGCGAGGACCTCTACCGGGCCGTAGTCGAGCACGCCGGGCTGGAGACCCCAAAAAAGGGCAACGCCCACAGCGGTAGCGACTGCCCCGACGGCTGTCCGTACTGCCCCCGCTCCCTGTAGGCTGGACCGATGCCCTCCACCAAGCAAGCCTCCTTCCCCTTCACCCACAGCGGACGACGTCGCAAGCGGACGATCCGCACCGTCCCCGCGGCCACCGCCCGAACGGCCGTAGGGGAAATCGCGCCCGGCGTCGAGTTGTTCGGCCTGACCAAGGAACAGGCCATCCGAGAGAACAGGTAGCCTCACCTGTCCACGGCCTTGCGGCCCTTCTCCAAGGACTGGAGCGCCGAGGATGTGTGCGCCAAGCGCCGAGCGTCCAAGATGTCCCGACACGCGTCCGCCACCGTCCCGTCCGGGTAGACCATCCTGGTCCTGATCAACAACAGGAGCTTCACCGCCACCGTGGGCAGCGGGATCCCGCTGGCGCCCGCGATGTCCTCCGCCACGGCGGTCAGGTCCACGCCGGTCCACGCCCACTCGTACGGGTCGCGGGGGGGCTTGGTGGAGGGCCTCGTCCACTCCGACGGCGTCGCCTGCCACAGCGCCGCCACGGACTGCGCCAGCGAGTCATTGAGGAGCACGACAGCGCCAGGCGCGTAGCGGTCGGCCCGCTTGCGAAAGCGGGCGCAGAGGGTGGCGAGGGAAGGAGGGCGGCTCACGCAGTGGCCTCCCGCTGCCCCCGCGGCTCCGGCTTCCCCTCCATCATCCGCAGGAGCTGCTCCCGCACCACCGCGGCCATGGAGACCCGCCGCCGGGCAGCCTCCGCCTTCAGCCACTCGGCCTGATCATCGTCGAGGGGGACACGTAGGTTGTAGGTCTTGGCCATAGATGGACTATACCCGGGGAGTTGGCGGACGAGCAAGGTGGGGATCTTTTTTCGCACAACGTGCGTTTTGGGGTTGACTCCACCATGGGGGCTTGCTACCATATACGCATGGTCAGGGAGCACAACAGGACGGGACACAACATGGACGCAGCGCCCCCCACCTTCACTGTCGACAACCCGCCCCCCGCCGGCCACGTCTGCGACCCCTTCGCCGAGCTCCTCGGTCGCCCCTGCTGCTCCGC